TGGTGTTTATCAAGTATATGATGAACCTAACGTAGAAAAATTTAAACATTGTGTTATTTTATTAGAAAAAAAAGTAATTATTTTAGAAGAAATATTTGAAGGCGTAGGTTCAAATCCATACATTTGTTTTCGTTGGAACAAAGCATCAGGAGAAGTATATGGTAGAGGCCCAATCTTTAATGCAATGTCTGCAATTAAAACGTGTAATTTAACAATACAATTAATTTTAGAAAATGCACAGATGTCAATATCTGGTATTTATCAAATAGAAGATGATGGAATTGTTAACCCTGACAACATACAATTAGTGCCAGGTTCTCTTATTCCAATCGCACCAAACTCAAGAGGATTACAACCTATTAATTCTGCTGGACGATTTGATGTTGCTCAGTTGGTACTAGAAGATATGAGAGCTAACATTAAAAAAGCATTATATATGGAAACACTTGGTAGACCAGAAGGTACACCAATGACTGCAACAGAAGTAGCAGAACGTATGGCTGATTTATCAAGACAAATTGGTTCATCATTCGGTAGATTACAAGCTGAATTTGTAATTCCATTATTAAGACGTGTTATAAGATTATTAAAAGAACAAGGTAGAATAGATTTACCTATTGTAAATGGTAGAGAAGTAAAAATTCAAGCTGTATCTCCATTAGCAAGATCACAATATCAACAAGATATAAGTGACATAAATAGATTTCATGAGATTATTGGTACTACGTTTGGCCCTCAAATGCTTAACTTAATTGTTAATCAAGATGCTGTGGCAAGACATATCGGTAAACTAATGAATATTCCTGAAAAATTATTACGTGATGAACAGGAACAAGCACAACTAGCCCAACAAATGCAACAAATGGCACAACAAGGACAACTAGAAGGAGAAGCAAATGACGTCATGGGAAGCCCTCAAGGACAACAAGGCCCAGTCTAAACCAGTCAATTCTATTGATGGTTATACAAGATCACCAGAAACAGAAAAAAAATTAAATCAAATATTTGGTTCAGTTTTTAAAGGTGATGATGGGAAACAAGTATTATCATATTTACGATCTATAACTACAGAAGCTGTAGCTGGCCCAAATATGTCTACTAATGAATTATTCCATTTAGAAGGAAGAAGATTTTTATTAGCAATTATTCAATCAAGAATTAATGCAAATTTACAGGAGAAAAAATAAATGAGTGAAGAAGATAAAGTACAGGAAGCGACAACAGAAGAATCATCCAAGCCAGAATACATATCCGATAAATTTTGGGATAATGACAGGGGAGAGGTAAATGTTGAATCGCTAGGTACATCATATAATTCTTTAGAAAAAAAACTAGGACAGCGTACAGATGAATTAACAAAACAGATACGCACAGATATGGAACAAGAACGTAGTGCAAAAGTTCCTGAAAAATATGAAATAAAAATGCCTGATATACCAGAAGATATAGATATGGAAGTACATGAAGATCAACCTTTATTACAATGGTGGTCTGAAACTGCTAAATCTATGGGTTTATCTCAAGATCAATTTAATGATGGTATTAATCAATTTGTACAAAATGAAATAAGTGGATTACCAAATATAGAAGCTGAATCACAATTATTAGGTGATAACGCTAAAGATAGAATTGAATCTGCTGATTTATGGGCAAAAAAACATTTATCAGAAAATGCGTATAGTACAGTTGCTAAATTATCTTCAACAGCAGAAGGTGTAAAAGCATTAGAAGAAATAATGGCACTTAATAAATCTAGTGTTATGCCTAGTTCTCCAACAGCAGTAGATAGTAAACCTTCTTTAACTGATTTACGTTCTATGATGAAAGACCCTAAATATTGGAAAGATGGAGAAAAAGACCCAGCATATATACAACGTGTATCTAAATTATTTGAACAAGTATGATTGAATTTGGTAGAAAACATAACTTAGTTTTAGTTATATGGCGTGATACTAGAGAAGTTGATTCAGGTACATGGCATGATATGGCAGAAGTTGTTAAAACAGCATCTTCTGTTATTCATAGTGTTGGTTGGGTTGTGCAAGAAACAGATGTTGATTTAAAAATATCAGCAGATCAACCAGCAGATATAGGTGATACCGAAGTAGGGCGTACAACTATTATTCCTCGTGGATGTATTGAAGAAATAATAAATGTGCGTTGCGAAAAAGATGATGATTAGTCATTAATCACCTCAAGACCTTTAGAGTACGCAAATTGCCCATTAAGGATAACTTTTTAGCAAACTTAAAAGACAATCGGTTAACCTTAACTAATGGAGAAATAAAATGGCTAGTACTATAACTAACGCCTTTATTACTCAGTTTGAATCAGAAGTACACATGGCGTATCAACGTATGGGTGCTAAATTAAAAAATCTGGTAAGAACTGTGAATGGTGTAAGTGGCTCTAGCGTAAAATTCCAAAAAGTTGCAAAAGGTACAGCAACTACAAAAGCAAGACATGCTGAAGTAGTAGCAATGAACCTAGCTCACTCTAATGTGTCTGCGACTTTATCGGATTATTATGCGGCTGATTACATTGACAAACTAGACGATTTGAAGATCAACATTGACGAAAGACAAATAGTTGCACAAAATGCGGCTTATGCACTTGGTCGTAAAACTGATGACATCTTGGTTGATGTTATGAAAGCTGGAACTTCAATCGCTAATAACGTTAATTCATCTGGTACAGGTATGACATTAATTAAAGCTAAAAATATGCAAAATATTTTTGGTACTAATGATGTTCCTGATGATGGACAAAGATATTGGGCAGTAGGCCCAGCTCAATGGGGTGACCTAATGAGTGTAGATCAATTCTCTCGTGCCGAGTATGTGGGAACTGAAAATTTACCATTTACGAATGGTGAATCTACTGCAAAAAGATGGATGGGCTTCTTATGGTTTGTTCATTCTGGTTTATCTGTTGCAACTGACAGACAAACTCTTGCTTGGCATAAATCTTCTGTGGGTCTTGGTATCGGCCAAGATGTTAAAACAGAGGTCAACTATATACCTGAAAAAGTATCTAACTTAGTAACTTCTTCTCTCTCTATGGGAGCAGTAGCTATTGATGGTGACGCTTTAAGGGTACAACTTTGTGCAGAATAGGAGAGATATATTATGGCTTATGCAATAGACAATCCTGTTAAAAAAATCTCACAAATGGGTGATTCCAATGCAATGTGGTATTACACAGATGGAGATGCAATAGGTACAATAGATGACGACAATTATTTTTTATTATCTTACGCAGAATTAACTGCTGGAGATATTATAATTGTTAATAGTGGTGGTTCAAACGCTGTCGTAGATATTTTAATAGTATCTGTAAATGATGGTGGTACAAACTTAGACACTATTATACTTGCTTAAATAAAATAGCGAGGGGGTTAATCCCCCTCGTTGTATAATCATATGGCAACAACAAAAGTAGATATATGCTCAACAGCTCTTATAATGATAGGAGCAAACACTATTACATCTTTTAGTGATAATAGTACCGAAGCTAATGTATGTAATGTTGTTTACGAAGATATATTAAAATCTTCTTTAACAAGACATAGATGGAGATTTGCAACTGAACAAAAACAACTTTCTTTATTAACTGCTACACCAACTGGAAGATATGCGTATGCGTATCAACTACCTACAAGTCCTGAACTATTACAATTAATAACTTTAACAGTTAATGATTTAGTTATTCCTTATGAAAGATATGGTGATAAAGTTTATTTAGATAACTACGGAAGTAATTCTTCTGTCATTTGTGATTATGTTTACAGAGCAGATGAAGGTGAATTTCCTCCTCATTTTATTTTAGGATTAGAATATCAACTTGCTAGTTTATTTGCTGGGTCTATAGCAAGAGATTCAGGAATGATTAAACAATTTTCTGATATGGCAGAACGACAATATTTAGTTGCTAAAAATGTTGATTCAGCAGAAAAAACTACACAAAAATTAGATCAATCACGTTTTATAAATTTACGACAATCTACGAGGTAAAATGGCTAGAACAATAAGAACAGTTCTATCTAATTTTAGTGCTGGAGAGCTTAATCCATTATTAAAAGCAAGAACAGACGCTAAAGCGTATTTCAATGGAGCTCAAACTTTACGTAATTGGTACATGATGGATAGTGGAGGTTTAATGCGTAGACAAGGAACTACGTTTAAACAAACATTACCAGCAGAAGCTAGATTATTACCATTTGTATTTTCAGATGATGAAGTAGCAATATTTGCACTATCCAACAATCGGTTGGACGTTTATTCTAGTGCTGGAGCTGTTATTCAAAGCAATTATACAACTAATTGTAATTGGACAACAGCTCAATTATTTGAATTAAATATAGCACAATTTGGCGATACAGTATTTATAGCTAACAGAAATAATCCTACAATAAAAATAAAAAGAGAAAGTGCAACTTCATTTACTGCTAGTGTTTTTGCATTTGCTTCTCATAGTTCAGGTTATCCAAGATACCAACCATATTATAAATATGCAGATGCTGGAGTAACTTTAACACCAGCCGCAACTTCAGGTTCAACAGTTAATATAACAGCATCTAGTGCAATATTTGATTCTGATTCAAATTGGGTAGGTAAAACTATTCGTATTGGTGGTAAAGAAGTAGATATAGCTTCACGATCAAGTACAACAGTAATAGTAGGAAATATAAGAGAAACATTAGGTGGTACAGGAGCTGAAGCAGATTGGGATGAACAATTAATATCTTCTCATAGAGGATTTCCACAAGGAATAACATTTCACGATAATAGATTATGGTTAGCTGGTGTTAAATCAAAACCATCTTCTGTTAATGCAAGTCATGTAGGTGATTATTTTAATTTTAGTGTAGGTACAGGATTATCTAGTGAAGGTATTGATGTTGCTATTGGTGGTGACCAAGTTAACGAAATACGTCATCTGTACTCAGGCTCTAATCTTCAAATATTTACCGATAGTGGCGAGTACATAATACCAACGTCCTCTGATACTTCGGCTATTACTCCTAGCAATATAGTTTTTAGACGACAAACTCCTTATGGGTGTTCACGTACTCGTCCAATACTTTTTGATGGAGCATCTTTATATACGCAAAAAAATGGTAGAGCTGTTAGAGAATTTATTTTTTCAGATAGTGAAGCTGGATATGTTTCAACAAATATATCTGTATTAGCTAATCATTTAATAGATAGTCCTAAAGATATTGCTATGTTAAGTGGTTCATCTACACGCCCTGAACAATTTGCTATTTTTACAAACTCAGGAACTACACATAATGGTAAACTTGCTGTTTTTCATTCTATACGTGATGAAGATATAGCTGGATGGACATTATGGAGTACACGAACAGGTGATACATTTCATAGTGTTACAAGTGCTAATGAGCATTTATTTTGTGTAGGTAAACGATCATTAAATGGTAGCACAGTTTATACACTAGAAAAATTTGGAGAAGATGATTCTATAAGTCTTGATTGTTCTTCCACTTCCACGCTTTCCCAACGTGGTACTCCTCTTGTTAAAGGTGGTTCACAATCAGGACTTACTTTAATAATGGATGGATTAACATCAAGTCCACAAATACAAGAAGAATTTACGATTGCTAATGTAACAGGCACATACAGAATAACAGCTATTACTAACAATGGTAGTGGTACATATACTGTAACATTAAATACTGCTTTAGCTTCCTCCCCAGCAAATGATGCTTCTATTACGTTTACCAAAGGGTTTTTACATACTGTCAATGGTATTTATACTAATGAATCTGTAAATGCCGTTAATGGTAATTCGTCTTTAGGAGCATTTACTGTGTCAGGAACTGACACATTAACGTTCACAGTAGACCCACAACCAACAGGTGTAAGTGTAGGATTTAATTACACACCTGAGTTAGAAACAATGCCTATAGATGCTGAAACAGATACAGGCCCATTAACAGGATTACCACGTAGAATAGTGCGTTGCATAATAGATGTAGCTGATACATTAGATGTATCATTGAAGTCGCCTAATACAGCTTCTTCACATGAATTAGTAATATTACAAAGTGGATTTACTGTGGGTAGCGATTTGACAAAACAAACTGGCAAAAGAGAATTTTATTTTTTAGGATACAATAAATCGCCAACAGTAACAGTAACACAAAATGACCCTTTACCTTTAAAAGTTTTAGGTATGGCGTTAGAGGTGCAATTTAGCTAATGGATCCAGCTACTTTATTATTTTTAGCAAATTCTGGTAAAGCAATATTTGGTTTTATTAATACAAGAAATTCAAATAAACAATATTTACAAGAATTACATACAAAAAGATTAGTTACAATATTACAAGCTAAAAAAGATATTAATGATCGTTTAGATTCTTCTATAGAAATACAAGCTAATAATGAAACATATGCAAGTGCTGGAGGATATGACCCTTTTGATTCAGGTTCTTTTAAAGCTATTGCTAATCAAGTTAGAACAAAAGCAAAAAAAGATATTACTTCTTTAGAGCTTGGTATGCAAATTCAAACAGAAAGTATTGATAGATCATTATCTAATTTAAACAAACAAATGCGATTAAATGAAATTGGTTTAGTAGCAAATTTAGGTACAACATATGCGTCACACAATATGTATTTGCGAGATCAACGATACATTGAAACACAAAGAAAATTACAACAGCATAAAGCAACTTTAGCACAAAATAAAATTCGTTTCGCTGATAGGTACAGTCGTAATAAAGGATATTTTTATAGACCAAGATAATGTTAAAAAGAGATAAAACACAAGTACGCCTACCAAGTGGCTCAAACATAAGCATTAATGCTCCTACGCAATCACCATTAAATCCTTTGTTTGATGCTGGTATTAATTATTTACAAGATAAAATAACAAGAGATGACCAATTAAAAGCAGATGTATTATCAAGTAAAATTGAAAATATAAAAATTAAAACTGATGAATACGCTACACAAAATAGAATAGACACAAGTAATAAAAATGAAATACAAAGAAGAATAAACTTTGATAAAGCTCAAGCTGAAAAAGCTGAAGCTGCACGTTTAAAACAAATTGCAGATGATGCTAAAAAATTAAAAGATCAAAATGATCATAGGCAATATAGT